GAATTGTATTGTGCTATTAGCGTAGAATAGTAATTCATGGCCGAGTTATCATTTATTATGAAATCGTATAACTGTATTGAGGAGTATGATCGAAATGTCTGGTAAATTTGATCGAAGCTAAGTTGTCGGGTCGTGGTCGTCGTTGGAGGTGCAGTCGTCGTTGGAGGTGCAGTCGTCGTTGGAGGTGCAGTTGTCGTTGGAGGTGCAGTTGTCGTTGGAGGTGCAGTTGTCGTTGGAGGTGCAGTCGTCGTTGGACGTGCAGTCGTCGTTGGAGGTGCAGTCGTCGTTGGAGGTGCAGTTGTCGTTGGAGGCGCAGTTGTCGTTGGACGTGCAGTCGTCGTTGGAGGTGCAGTTGTCGTTGGAGGATTTAGGATTGCTACTACTCTAGCCTTTACTGTATTATAGTATATATCATATGTATTCGGGTCTACTGTAAAATTTGCAGTTGTCAGGCTGATCTGGAAAGATACTCTTATTGAAGTACCGCTTGAATAAAAGGAAGTTTCTGTAAGATTTGTGTTAAGATTGTATCTAACAAAATATAGAATTTGTCCATCAGTCGATCTTGTAATAAACCATAGTATATTAGCAGCTTCGCATGTAGTTCCTAATACCTTTATATTAGCTGGAGGCATAAATAGCCCCATCGGGACTCTCATAAATACACCTGAATCGACAGGTTCATAAATAAAAACTCTACAAACGAAATTAAATCTTATGTGATTTGCATTCCAATCGGCAAGTGTGAATAAAGAAAAGGGATCGGCGGCACCAGCTGGTATATAATATGCAGCCTTACCCTTCAAATCAATTACTCGTATGTTCCCATCATTTGCTTGCCCTAAAAATATAATATTTTTGTTTGGTTCATCAATAACAACTCGAGTAATATCTCCATTATCCCCTACCCATAATCCTGTCATCTTCCCCACGCTACCAACAGGAACCGCAGTCGGTACATCGGCAAGGCCGCCGCCTTGCTGCTGTCCCGATCTCTGTAACTCTGACAGTTGTTGGAAATAGAGCATATTTTGTACGATAGGGTCATCCAGATTCACCCAGCCGATACCCTCAATTGTCGACCAATGTGCATCGAAAAGTGTACTATACATAGCCGCCAATTGCGCGCTAGACATCGTCCTCAGCGTCGACGCATTAATGTAGTTTGTCCTACACGTAGAATAGTATCTCTGTGAAGAAATAACGTGAGCGGTCATTGTCGAATATGTAATTACCGAAGTGTTGTAAATACTTGTAGCAGTATCAAACTCTCGCTGGCGATTGCTCACATTGAAGATGGCTAGAGGCAATTGAGATGCGAGTGCATTAATTTCTGCACGAAGTCCATCGACAGTACTTTTATATTCGTTCAGCAGAGATAGTGTATAAGAGGTATCAAGAGTCGTATAGTAATTTACTGTACTGATGCCTTGCGAGGTTAAGAGGGAAGCAAAAAGGCCAGTCTCATCACTGCCGGCAAATATGGACGAAATATTCTGTAATAATCCTGTATTTACTATTGTATTACCATTGAAACCATTTAGAGATTCATCATATACAGATTTGACTTGGCTAATTGTTAGAGGGGCATTATAGATACGGACTTCTCCGATTTCTCCTGTAACGAAGTCATTACTGTCCCACCGTCTACCAATAATATAGGGAGAACCAGCATCAACAGTTGTTATAGCAGGTTGAACTGTTCCTAGTATACTTCCATTTACGTATGTAGCTAAATTAGTTCCATCCCATGTTACTTGAATGTTCGTCCATTGATTATCTATTAAGTTTATTACATTCGGTGAAGTATACCAAGGAGCACCGTGATACGAAATAGAAGGTTTAGAATTATTAAAATAACCAAGCATTATATTTATAGAACCTCCAATAAACTGTTGTGTTACTATTGAAGTATATTGTGGAACAGGTCCGGTCTTTTTATACCATACTCCAATACTCCAGCGATTTCCAACAGCAACGTTAGGAAAGCTCCAAAACGTCGATCCATTCAATACAATACCATTTCCAGAACTGTTTTTTTGAGCGGTTCCTGATCCTAAAGTCGCGTTTCTACCTTTTCCAGATTCATCAAGCCAGGTATTACCCGAAGTATAGTTTTTCGCTCGGAGTAGGATCTGTAAATTTGCCGCTGCAGTAATTGGGACAGGTAGTGTATCATTCAAGTTCTTCATAAGCGCAATAATCGTAGACATCATATTATTATTACCCACGTTTGATGCGGCATATACGGATAATTGCTGCTGTAAAGTCTGAAGATTATACGTCGATGTCGATATCGTCGTATAAGATACGCTCGAAACGTATTTGGTTATAGAACCCTTGTCGATCACGAATTTTAATTGCGAAATTGCATTTAATAGATAAAGCTCTGTTTGGTATAAATTATTTATACCAGACATGTCTTTTTACACTAGCATTAGATTTTTTAAGCAGTTATGGACGCAATCTAATATGGAATAAAGTCCAAAATCTGAAATTCGCTTGGATTATTATAAAATGGTACAGTCTGTCTCGGCTGTTGAACGGGCTGTGAATAGGACAGTGATCCCAAACCTTGAATAATCGTCAGTTGTTCGGTAATTATTCCAAATAGGTTGTATAAATTATTCCATCTACCAGCTTGGCCGGATCCACCCATCATATAATTATTGATATTCACAGCGCGCACTTGCTCCATATTATTTCTAGTGGATTGATACGTTGCTGCATAGCCAGCCATCAAATTCGGATTCTGTAATATATCAATTTCCATGTCTGTCAGAGCCTTTCTAGCATCGATAAACTGATCCCTCTCTAATCTCTCACTATCACATACACTTAAGATCGATGCAAACGACGAAACACTTGTCGTGTCTAGAGGGTTTAGAACGCTGATGACATTCTGAATGGTAGTTCTTTGTGTATTATATGTCTGCTGTTGCGAAGTCAGCTGTGCTGCTGTCGTCGGATCGGATGTTTGTATCTGGCTAATTTGAAATGCGAGTAAATCAATCTGTGAACGCAGATTTGCACCCTGAATCGTCAACTGGCTCACGAGAAATCCAATAAACGCCCTCCATTCTTGTACGGAAAGTTTAAACGAGAGTAGCTGATTCTGAATTTGTGTACGCTTGTTACTATAGAACGTTGTCGCCTGAGATCGCAGCGTTCCGAACTCGGTGCTAGATTGATTTCCTAGAGACAATAAATCCTGCCCGTATTGTGTAACTTTACCGTTCAACGTACTTCTTTCTATGATAAGGCGATTGATCGCCTCTACCGTCTGTTGTTCCAACGAGGAGTAATATTGGTAAGTGGTATTATAGGTGCTTAGATTGAAGCCATAGGATGTCGAGTAGAAGGAAAGAGATGAGATACTATTTAGGGTGCTCTGAATATACGGGGACAACTGATTCTCTAGTGCAAGATACCTTGCCATGTTCGTTGAAATTCCCATAAGACTTGACGGATTCTTTTCGACCGCAAATGATGATAGCAGTACTTCGTAGTTCTGAACGTAGCCTCCATAAATACTACTCAGCGAATTATAGCCCCTGACTTGAGAGTCCAGCTTATCACTATTCGACTGTATTTGCGTCATCAAAGTACTATACTGATCCTGATACCCCCTTATAGTGCTTGCATCGGCTGCGTCCTCTACCATCATCGAGCACAGGACCGCCGTCATCGCAGATATAGTGCTTTCCGTGCTATGCTGACGGTCCTTTGTGGCATAATAGTTTCTAACTGCAGTACTATACGAATCTACAGTAGAGTTATAGACGTCCCTGAGTCCCGTGGTCGGAGTATCAATTTGTGCTCGTAGCTGTAATATAGTGGCCTGATTTATGCCAATAGTACTCTGTTCACCCGCAATTAATACTTCAATACTGCTGATAAGGGCGGCAATTTGAGCCGGTGTGAGGGACGTCAGTTGATAAAACGACGAAAAACTTGCAAAAGTGGATATACCTGAAAGTCTGGCAAGAGCATTCAGTGTCGACTGTGAAATGCTGCTTGTATTTGCCAGGATGAAATCGCCACCTACCATCGGGTTCGGGACAGACTGGATTTCATCGCTCATTCCTTCTAGTCATATGTTGAGATTCTTTAAACCAAAGGACGTTTCAAATCGCCAACTGCGTAACGGCATGTACCGGCATGTACCGGCATGTAACGGCAAGGGCCTAAAATTACACTTACACACCTATAAAGTGCACCTATGGCGGCCACGTGTTTTATCTGTAATCAGACAATCGATCCGGGAGTAGATGTAGCCATGCCGTGCTGTGATAATAAGTGCCATAATCTGTGTGCTATACGGAATGTCGCGCAACAGGCGTTCGAGAACGCGCAAGTAACTTGCGTCTGCGGACATGTACTCTTCGCCAATCCTACTGCCGATTCGTATAGCGTAGCTATAGAAGAGTTATTAACGAGAGATGGTATACAGGCGGAGATAAAGGTGAACCGAGGAAAGATCACCCGCCTACGTTCTGCAATCACACGTTTTCATCGTATAATGCAGTCTAAAAAGGGAATTTTCAATACCGCCGTTTTACCACATATAGAGGCGATAAAGAGCATTAAATCGACGATGACCAATGAAATAAAGCAGACACCGGAATACAAAGAAGTACGGAGCCTGTTGGCCACATTTAAATCACTGAAGACTCGCTTTACAAAGAGGCACGATATATCCAGTGATATATTTTCTAGATTGCATGCCATTAACCGCCCCTGGTGGTTTTCCTGGTATAGTCCCGCGCGGAAGCTGAAACGGGCGTTTCGTATACGGATCTGATATGGTGATACCGTGATGTGCTGAAGTTAATTCAGAATAGAATAGCATCCAGTTCCCGCTTTATTTGGATGCACGCGGCAATGTCACTCGGATTCTTCGCCATAACAGCATCTACTTTCGGCTGAATCGTATCCTGGATATTTTTGAGTGCGGTCAAATCCGATCTGGTCGACGCATCCGCTTTCACTTTCGTAAGCCTGGCGGAGAGTTCTGTACGACTCTTCTCAAGGCCCTCCTGCAGTGTCATCAATACACTCTCCTCCAGATGTCCCAAGGACTCTTCTAGACGATCAAGTCCGTCCTCCACACCTTTTATGGAAGGAAGGAGTTCCCCGCGCCTAAAATGTAGTTCTAGCATTTTCCAGTGATTCATTTTAGAGTAGAAGCCTTCCACCTTGGAACTCTGCTGTACCTCCTCCACCTTAGAAAGAGGAACCTGATTAAATATTTCATCCAGGTCTGCTAGTATTTTGTTAGCATCTGTCATACTATTTGTGTCTAAATAGGGCTGTATTACTGCCATTTTTGTCTGAATTGCCCCCCTATTCTCCGTGCATTTGAGCCACCTCGTCTGTATTTCGGTCGCCTGTGTGCCGAGTACGGCCCGTATTTCGGTGGCAATGTCTGCAACGATTTCCTTGTAATTCCTGAAAATGTCAACGAGTTCCGCCTCTTTTTGCACGGCCTCTGCTTTGGCGTCATTCACAAGTTTCGTATAATTTTCCGTGATTCGCTCCATTTCCGCATCCGTCTTTCTCTCGTCTATGGCGCTTTCCGGTTTAGGGACATTCAAATTCGTATAATAGTCCTTATGTTTCTCAGCGAAGGCCTTTATGGGATCTAGAATACCCATCGTCATACGCGCCTTCAGCTGATCCGATAGCAGTGCAGTTTTCGTAAGGCCCTCCCAATCTCGCGATACATGCGGATTATCCATCTCCTCGAATACAGGAAAGGTGAGTACGCGCCCCTTTATCTTTTTATTCGGGAATAGGACAGGGACCTCTTCTGAGTATTGGCGATCATCTGGATGTACCCCCAACCATTTCGCGACAGCGGCCTTATATTCCATTAAATTCTCCATTTCCGCCCGACTATTTGAGAGTTTCATAGTGTGTTCGGCGACCTTATTTAGAATTTTTCTGGCGAAGATACTTGTCAGGTTCTTCGTCTCTAATTCTACTATTTCCTGGCGCAACGCATATTCACTCTTTAAAAGTGCCCGTTGCTGTACTAACCAATCCCCAATGTCCGATATATCCTTGGGGGTTTTCACCAGTTCCGTCAAGTTCCCCTCTAATTTTGTTAGACCCGAGTCGAATTGTAATTTAATCGCGGCACATTTGGAAAGGAGTGAATTCAAATCCGTATCCTGGGGGAGCCCGTAGTACATACTTTCATTTCGTATCACGGATTGAATCTTTGTAATACTCGTGTCATTTTCCGTGGAGGTAATATCCCGGAGTTTCTTCGTCTGTTTACGAACTTTATCGATTTGCTCTACTATATTCATAAACATATCCATCGCCCTTTTGCTCACCATATAGGATTCATACACATTCTTCATCAGGTCCTTCAACCCGGCATCAAATGTGCCGATCATCGGTTTCTGGTTTTTCGGTTCGTGCATAACAGCGTCGTTCATTTTGATGGCCGCCAAGTCCGCCTCCTTTTTCATAATTTCCGCCTGATACTCTTTTATCTTCTGCATGCGCTGCTCGAGCAATTCTTTTACGTCCTCTATATTACTGAATTTCCGCGTCATTTCATCCGACTTGCATAGAAGTATTCCCTCATTGATTTTATTCAACGTGTATTGAATGTACGCCTTACTTGTTTCATAACGATACGCGCATATTTGTAAGAGGCGCTTCGCCTCCGTACTATCCCAGTCCGGATCAAATTGCGATCTCTGCTCGATCTTCAAAACTGTCTTACTCGGGACAAAAAACGGAGTCTCTTCCGCGATAAATGCGAGCTCTCTCGTAGTATTTTCCATGTATTCCACATTAATAGGTGGATTAAACATTGCGTTTTCCACCTCGATATACGCATCGGCGGTAGTTACGAGAGGGTATCCGGCCGAATTCACAAAAATAAAGGTCTCGTTCATCTGCTTCACAAATCTACTTCTGTAAACCCTCTTGAATAGATCCTTATTCATTTGAAGCCCGTACTGTGTGATTTTTACAGTCGGATTCAACACAACCTCAATATAGTCGGACATAGATGATCGAGTTTTCAATGTATCTTGTTGCTGTATAAGATGGGTTCTCAGATATTTCGTGTAGCCGAATTCATTGATCGCCGGAATTCCGTTGTAATTGCAAAAAACCGGCAGCTGTGTTGATTCTTCCTCAATGAGGTAGAGTGTGCGCGGTGTAGGGGAAGGAATGAGCTGTTCGTTCCATTCTGGATGAACGTCTAAATCGGACATGGACTGCTCTGTACCTAGCGTCATCTTATACGGATTCGAATGATGTATGTCATCAATATCATATATGTTCCCATCCTTATCTGGAAATGCCTCTACTAAATAGCCGTCCATACCAAACAGGGGCAATTTCGTTGTTTGCATATATACATACTTGGATAGCTCCTTTATTTTGCAACATAGGGACGTTCTGGGCGTATCATATAGAGTGTCGTACGCGATCCGGCTTTTCATCCACGCCACTCTCCCATAATACGTATCTTTCGAATCGACGAGATCCGTATAAACATACATACATATTTCACCGGGCCCAAGAAGATCCAACATATCCTCTGGGGATCCTGGAATCCGTATATGGAATGGCAGTTTACCGACATTTATACATACGAAAAACGCATCCTTTGTGACGGCATATTTTGGAAGAAGCACCGGCATTTGCGGCGTCTCCATAGAGAGTTCATAAATACTATTTTCGGCATCTCTAGGAATTTCGAAGAGGGAATTCACAAGATGAAAATAACGGGGGAGTGTCTGCGATCTGGGGATCGAGTCAAGAATACTGTCCGCCTTCTTATAGGGCTCCAGAACAATATATTTTTTGCTCCGCTGCGCACCTTGCTCGTCTCGGAAATAGGATACTCGTGTGAAAGTCTTGCCGTCCTCGCTCTTGTTTAAAACTTCTAAGGAAGGGAACACGAAATCGCACTCGAGATTATCGTTGAAATAAATCGTCCCGTCCTTATTTGTCACAATATACTCGATCATTGTCAAAGAGCGGTCATATTTGTTTACCATCCGTATATAGACATCGTTCACGGAATCATCATATTTGAAAATGGCTGGAATAGGAAAATCCTTTGCCACAGGCACCAGGCCGCCCGAAGATGTCTCGCTCCTTTCCATAACATCTAAAAGTGTTGTGACCGCCTCTGAGAGCACGGCGTATAGTTTCTTGAATTCGCCCTCATACGAAATAACCTGTTCTAGGCGCTGTTTGCAGTAGGATAACAGAGTCGATTTGGATACGGGACTCAGCAGTCTCTTATCGACTGCATCGTACATTTTTGCAATCGTGGCGCTGTGGTATTTTATTTCACTGTGTAAAAAGCGAATATCGCCCTCTTCCATTTGATTCCGTATTTGTTCGTATAGCGTCTGTATGCGATTCAGTTGTGGATTCACATAGTGCGTCGTGTACACATCGCCCCCTCTCATCTTTGTTTCATTTGTCGTATCTAGAGAGCGGGCAAATGTAAGCCACTTATTCTCACCCGGCTTAAAATACGCAGACAGTGTTTGATACTGTGTGAATAAGATACTCCATTGTGATCCCACGGACTTATCATAGTAGTCGAAATTATCGTCCTTTTGCACGGACAGGGACGACTTCAAGCTCCCGTACATGGAGTCATATCTGGCGGCTCCAATAAGATTAATACCGTCCATGCGCTTTCGTAGGCTCGAATAGAATTCGGTTGTGGCCGTTTTTTCCTGTAGTTCCTCTACGGACTCGAGCGTTTGAGCGGAGCTGCGCTTCTGTTTCTGATCCTTCTCGTTCGTAACGGCAGCAGCAGCGTCTGCATGAGTGTCGACTTCACCCAGCGATTTCATGTAGGCCTCGAACTCCACAGATACGTCCCGGAGTTCTTTGATTTTCTGGTCGTATTTCTCTTTCGTGAACGGCTCCGAAAATGTGCCCGTGCTATTTATGTTTTCAAAGACCGAATCCAAGGTCTCTGTCCCGTTTTTTCTCGATATGAGAGCACCCTTCACGAGAGCCTGGCGAATAGACGCGATCTGTTTACTGGCCGCTTCTCCCTTATTTTTGATATCCGGGACCTTCTGCAAAATCTCCGCATCAGGGAGTTTCTGTCTGTACGCTTCCACGGTCGGCTCAAACCGGTGCAGATTCGTCTGGAATACCTGTTCCACTTGGGAAATATCTTTCGCAAGATCCGCTAAAAGAGGGAACGATGAAATGTTCGGCAGATACGGATGATCGGGACGTAACAGATATTGTTCGTTTTTTCTATAGGCGATGTACGCTTCGATCGAAGCAGTTTCCGTAGGGGTCAGTTTTCCGGCAAATACGAGAATTTCGGAAAGGCTCGTCTCCGTTTGGTTGAGATCATTCACCTCTAGAATAACATGGTTCACAACCTTTCTGAATTTGATATTTATGTTCGTGCAAATACTGTAAACAGTTACGTCGGAACCGTCTGGCACGTTTAGCGGAACCTTTGTAATCATTTTTTGCGGCGGCTGTTTCGGATTATTCGGCTCGATCAGATCCTGTATGGAAATCACATTGAGTTTGTCTGGTGCGTGAACGAGTTTCGGAAATGCCTTTTTGGACGTGGAGCTCAGATCTAGGCGTATGAGTGCATTTGCCTTTGAGAGCGGGCTTATAATTTCGACGATCACTTCCTGTGTCAATTTATCGGCGTATTGCAGTTTCACGGAATCCGCAATAGAAGGGGCCAGATCGGCTAGATAGCTCTCTATCGTTTTCTTGGTGCACATGGAATCGACTGCTTGAATCCATAGGATCAGCCCTGGAATTGTACTCGGATTCATTTTCGATACACCGTTCACGTCTATACCGACCATGTATTTGTCTCCAAAAAGGGTATCTCCACCACCCGACATTTTTTTGAATCTTCGCTGCGTATAACGCATCCTCTACCCTAGCTCGTTATTTTCATGAGAAATTAATCGCGAGCATGTTGCGCGTGATTATCTTCTCATTCCGATTTTGACCAATTCAATGTTTGCGATTCGTCTTTTTGCGATTCGTCTTTCTGCCCTTCTTGTGCTTGCGTCTCCGACCTCCGCCCGTCTTCAGACAGGCCGGATTCATACTACCCGCATTATAGGGCGTCTGTATAAGAACCGGGGCGCCCGTGGAAGCCGTCCAAGAAGACGGCTGGTTTCCGTATCCGGCCGTGGGCGCATAATAGGCGGGCGTATCGGAACCGCCTCCACCCTGATAATTGCAGCCGAGCTTGGCGATCGGCATAAACGTATTCGGGCCCGTAGATCCGGCATAGGGGGCACCGGGAACTGTGGTGTATAGCCCACCACTTTGCCGCCTCTTGGTGCGCGTCTTGCGCCCGCGGCCGCGCCCGCGGCCGCGCCTAGGCCGCCGGCTACCACCCGCCATTCCAGGTAGGCCGCCCAAACCGGGTGGTGTATACCCTGCAATCATTCCGGGTCTAGCTGCGGCCATACAGGACGACGAACCCACCACCTCCGATGCGTAGGGGGCGCCTGCACTAACTGCCGCTCCAAATGAATAAGAATTTCCGCCGCCACCTCCCTGTCTTCTTTTACGCGTAGGCATATCTATATATCATTTACAAATTTAAAGGGGAACTTCTAATATATATAGAAATTATAGGATGGATGGTATAGAAGATACCACAGAGTTATATGATCTCTTCGGTGAAACACTCTTTTGCACGGTTTGTCAGGAGGACGTAGGCGAGGGAGAACGGGTTCGCACAATTCGCCAATGTCAACACGGATTTCACGCCCCCTGTGTGGACAAATGGCTTATAAAAGAGGGTAGCTGCCCTGTTTGTAGGGGGGTCGTTGTTACGCAGCGTACGCGCCATACCACCACACAGGTCTATCCGGGATTCATGTTGGCGGAAAGCCTCGATAACCATCTACAGAGATACATACTCGCCTATTGTCTTGCAGACGGGATTCTGCGCCGATTCAAAAGGGCGGAACCATTCCGTGAAAATTCCACGAACATACGCGCGGCGTTAGCGAATTTTCATCTTGAAAATCTACGCCCGTTCCCTATGGATTCCTCTACACGGAACTCCCTGTTCCGTTCCAAAAATATAATGCGCTGCGAGATTATTCGGAGACTCTCTTTGGATGTGAATGGGCGCAATTTCAATCGGACCCCTCTGGTCTGTTCGCTCTATAGGAGGATCTCGTTAGCGGAAGGTGATATACGCTCATTGTGGACGGTTATCTAACGTGTCGACAATCTCATAGCCCTTAAAATCCTCCACCCAACGAATGCATACGGGCACTCCACCCTTTATATCTCGTGTACGCAGCAATTGCGACAGGGCGAATTTCTGCACGGATCCGCGGCCAATGGGTGCGCCCGTCTCATCATACAAATCATAAATATCCGGCATTTTATCAACGACTTTAGCGGTAGCTTTTGTGTGTGTTTGTGGAGCCATTCGTGGCACTGCTGTTTGCACCGCTGTTTGCGCCGATATTGCTGCTGGCGCTGGTGCCTGCCCCTCTTCCGGTGAAATCCACATTCGCCGCTTTCCGGGCATTTCAGGTATGAATTCAACCGTTGTCACCGGATACTGCGGATTCTCCAGAAATTCCTGGAGGGATCTCGGGTTCAGCACAAATGTTGATATGCCTCCCATGAGACGCGTATCCGGAATCCAGTGCCGTTCCACGAATTCCTTAAGATATCCGCGTCGCTTGCTGTAGGGGACAGAGTCATATACGCTATTTCCACACCACATCCAAACATCTTCCAGCCGGAGAGTGTGATGTACGCGGTCCAGAGAGGCCACAAGAATAGATCCGCCCCCCTCTCCCAGAGCAGTACTTACGCGCATACGCAACGTACACGGCGGATCGGCCCGAACCTTCGTCTGTAAGAATATGGGTGCCTGGCCGGGCAGAAACACCAGAAATCCGGGTTCGGCCTTGGCCTCATTTTCTATCACATAAAACACGCCCTTCTGAAGGGGTTGTTTCATGCGTTCCATGTCGAGATGTTGGCGGATGATCGGCCCGGATGCCGAGCATCCGTCCACAAGCGCTCTCGCCTGCTCTGCCACTCGTTTCGGCGCGTTCTTTTTACGAACGGGATTGATATCGCGGTGACTGTTACGTATGCTTCCAGCGGGCTCTTCCATTTCTATAGGGGTATATCGGCAAGTTTTTAGACCGGTTAAAAATAAGACGAGCGTTTAATGAGCTTGCGTGCCTTCGCAGAATCGAGAGGGATAACGGCATGTGCCAAAGTTAGGTACACCCCGAGGGTGTACCTAACTTAGCCTACATGCCTACAGTAGCGATGTAGGCACAAAATAAGTACCCCCAAAGGGGGTACTTAACTTCAGC